TATTACTTAGTAGTTGAACTACCAAAGCTTCTAGAACTAATCACTTTAACATAATCAACCCACATAGTAGCGGCAGTTGTTGTGTTGTTTTTAGTTCCAATTAAAATTCCCATTGCTAAATCATCAGGTAAATTAGTAGTTGCAATTGATTCAGTAGCTAAAGGCTGTTTTCCAACAGGTCCTAAGTATGATTGAATCACAGCAGTATTAGTATTACCATTTGATCCTTGAGGAATAATGTTAAATCCAAAAATAAATGAATTACTTGGAGTTGCTAATTGAGTTGCACTCGCTGATTGAAGAGAACCATCTTCTACAACAAAAGTATCACCCGTATAAGGGTCTACTAATGCTGAACTTGAAGTTACCGTTCCATTTTTTTCAGCGTGTAAATACCAACCAGTTCCAGCTGTAATTGAAGTAGGATCAGCAAAGTTAGAGAAATATACTCCATCAGTAATATTTACTACTTGAGAAGTTACATCTGTATCAACTAATCCAATAACCATTTCTGTTGCTGAAACATCTTCAACGGATACTCTTGCTTCAAAACCAAAATTCATTTTTGTGCTTAATTGATAAGCACTAAAACTATTAACTTGGTTATAAGCATCATTAGTTGCATTTACTTCATCTAGTTGTAACCATCCACCATGGGCATCTGCTACTGGTGCACATGTTTGTGTACTAGCAGTTTGGCTCACGTACCATCCTGGTGAACCTCTTCCATTATTACTTGTATTAGTTCTTGTAATAAATGAGTAAAAATCGTCCATGTAAGACGTTTGACCTAAAAAATCATATCCTGCACTTTGTGTACCAGTAACGGGAAATGGATCAGGCATCATTGCGTTCTTTAATGGGCTTTTGTCTTTAACCACATTAGTAACGCCATTATTAAAATGTGTTGTCATGTCAGTCTCCTTTTAAAATATGACCAGTAAATAGTCCTCATGACTATTTACCAACATTAACATTAAATAAATTTATAAAACAAAAAAGGCGGTCTTGCAACCGCCTTCTTCGTATCTGGGAGGATCCAGTGTAAGTTTAATTAACTACCTTGAGATGCATAAACAGCTCTAGGATCAGAGTAACCAAAGCTATATCTCTCACGAGCTTTGTATCTCATATTTCCTGTGTCAAAGTCACCTTCCATGCCTGTAGCAAGGGCAGCTCTAACAAAGTGTTTAAATCCATTAGGGCAGTCAGTTTTTACGAACCATGCATCAGTATCAGTTAAATAGTGATTTACTACATAACCTTCTGGTAACATGCCCATATTTCTGAGTGCATTGATATCATTGTCAGCAGTACCAACTCTAAGAGTAGAATTTAAAATTCTATCAGCTACAAATTGAATGTTTACTGGAATAATTAATTTTCTTCCATTCATTGCAATTTTAAGTCCTCTTTCATCGATAAAGCCTGCAATATCAATCATTGCTTGCTCTAATGAGGTTTCGTTAATGTCTGCGTCAGTTGAGCTTCTATTAGACCATGTTCCACCAAAAGTTGTTGGGTGTGCTGTGCTAGCTAAAGTAACACCATCACCACCAGTAGTAGAGAATGCATTGTTTAATACATTCGCTCCTCTAACTTGTTTAGTGTAAGCCATAGATCTTGCTAAAGCTTTAGTGTAACGAGCAGATAAAGTGTCATAAAGGTTATCCTCTACTGCTTCTTCTGTTAATGCAAACGCAAGTGCGATTGTGTCATGAACATATCGTGCAGTGAAAGCTTCTTTTGCAGTATCAAAAGCTACTGCTGATCCTTCTGGTTTTACCGCTGCTTCACCAAAACCTACTAACATTACTTCTTCTTCAAAAGCTCTGTCAGAAGATTCTTGACTGAAAATTTCAGCAGATTCGTTTTCGTATCTTTTATACTCCATACCGAACAAGGCGTTTAAACCAGGTTCTAGCTCTTTGGCGAGCTGGGCTCTATTAATTGCCATTTTCTAGTCCTTTCCTATTATACGCCTTGAGTACCAGTACCACCCATAAGTTGATGATTATTAATTTTAATAACGAAAACACTGTTATTAGCAGTGCTATCATTACTTGGGGTATCCCAAAAACTAATTAATCTAGCTTGATGAGTAGCAGTAGTATTCTTGCTGCTTGAATCTATTTCTACGCCTGACACACCCGTAGTGGTGTTGCCAGCGCCGAAAACGAAATTCACGTTTTCGTTTAAGTTTGCCGCCACAAGATTTACTGAATCAGAATCTTGTTGACAGATAAACGATTGTTGAGGGTCATCCACTATAAATCCTACTGCATCACCGGGTGATGTCGAAGCAGGAAAATAAGGCCTCCATGTTGGTTTACTTGTTGAAGGGTCAGTATAAAAACATCCCCTAAATACACCGCACAATGCTTTAGTGTTATCAGCAACTTCTACAGTTCCATCGTTTTTGTAAGTAACGGGGTCCCCTGTGAAGATAGCTGTACTTTGATTGTCCGCAATTGAGTATTTTGTTAAACCACCATTATTTGGATTTTGACCAACTTTTGCAATTGGTATTAAACCAAATGCGCTATCAATATTTGCCATATTAACATCCTTTTAATAGTTTTGGCGGTCTAAACTCCCACTTATTGGTCTTTTTTACCACCAAAGGTTACTCTGCTTTGCCTGTCTTTTGAGATAGGCATGCTTGGATGCTCGTTTTTCATTAGATCATTATCAACAGAAGCCATCTGGTCATCGGTAAGACGCCTAAAATAAGCATCTCTATCCTCTTTAACTTCAATAGGACATCTCATTAATAATAATCCACCAACTCCTATAACACCTTTATATTTACCTTCAGCGACAGACGGTAAGTCTAATCGATTAGGATATTCACTTAACATAACAAATTCGTACCCCGAACGAAGACGACCCATAATGTTTTTCTCATCTGGCTCACCTCTAAACGATTCACGAACCCATCTGTGATGAAATCCTTCAGGTGGTTCTGGTGCCTCTAAGCTTGATGGAGGAACCCATCCTCTCTTACGAGCAACCTTTTCACGGGTTTCAGCTTTGCGTGAGGTCTTTTTAATTTGTTCAACTTTATTTTCAGTTTGTTCCATTTACGCCTCCTTCACGTGTTTTGCGTATTCATCTAAGGGCACACCGAGTTTTTTTGCGATCGCAACTTGTGAAGGTGTGAGTCTCACTGTGCGGCGTCCAGATTTAGTAGATCTATTTGCAGAGGCAACCGTCTGAACTACTCGGTTACTCTTGTCTTTATCCTCGAATTTATGAGGAAACTCTTTTTTAATCCGTTTGTCAAGTTCTTTATAGTACTCATCACTCTTTCCGTCAAATCCTTCTTCTTGAATAAGTTTTTTATGAATAGATAAAGCAGTATAAGTCATTCCTTCATTGGTTCCAAACCATGAATTTTTTTCTGCCCATGCTTCCGCTTTAGGATCAGGAGGAGCAGGGGGAGGTGCTTGTTGAGGATTAGGGGAAGGTGTTTGAGAAGATGTTTTTTCTTTTTTATCTTCTTCTCTTTGTTTTAAAGATAAAGCAGCTCTTTCCTCCTCAATTGTAAGTTTAGCAATAGCTTTTTGTGCTTCTACTTGTTTTTTAGCATCTCCATCATCAATGGCTTTAGCTAAAATAGCTTGAGCTTTATCTAATTCAGATTTAACCCTTGCAGAGTATTCTGTTAAATATCCATCATCAACTTTTTTAATTTTAGTACCTAATTCATCTCTTTCTTTTTTAACTGATTGAGCATATCGAAGAGCTTCTTCTCTTTGGCGTTCTGCTTCTCTAACTTTAAAAGTTAATTTATCAATTCTTTTTTTAACAGATTGAGAATATTCTTCTGCCTCTTCTTTATTATCAGATGTAGTTTCTTGTACTTCTGTTTCTTCTTGTACTTCTTCTGCAACTACTTCTCCTTCTCCTTCTCCTTCTCCTTCTTTTGTTTGATCGTCTTTTAATTCTACATCAACGGGATCACCTGATGTATCAATCGGAACCATTTGTTCTGATTCTGATTTTATTTTTTCTATTTCTG